CTTTCGATTGCTTTTTTCTCTTTATCCATTTTCTCAGAAGCCCGGTATACCCTTGCCCCGGCCGGAGGCTGGCTCCTTTCTATTTTTCGTTTATTTTCTTCTTATTTCCTCGCAACTGCTTGCAAAGTCCTTCCCACTCAACCTCTTTGCTCCGCGTCCATCTTTTCGCTGCTCTTCTCTTCCGAATCCCAGTCTTATCCATGTACCGGATAAGAGTTTCTTTCGGGAATTCTATTTTCTGGATGTCATGCAAGACTTTATGGATATGCTCATCCAAGCATCCGAGTTTTACCATCTCTTCGATCTGGAACTTGTAGGGATCCAGAAAGTGTCCTGGTCTACTCATTTCCCTCTCACCCTATTCTTTCTCTTCCGCTTTGTGCTGCCGCGCGTAAACGCATCCATATTTCCGTGTCTCAATCCGGTAGACTGTTTCCTATAGACTCTAAAACCGTATCTTTTTCTGTTCATGTTTGCCTCCTAACTGAAACTTACTTCCGGCTCTTCCTCTGGACATATTTCTCCACCTGCTTCCATTTCGTTTATGATGATTTTCGTTCCCGCTCTTTGTAATGTCAAATTCCCCAAGGTATCTCAACGACTTAATGTCTACACATCCCAAACTGTCAAGTGTATACTCTTTCTCAAAATCCCATTTCGATATCGGAATTTCCATATTCAACTCTTCATCGTGTTCGTTTTCGAAAATGATTACCGCCCTATGCAGGGAGCTCCAAGTAGATCTTTCACACTCTTCTATTAGCATCTCGCAACTGACCGATTCGTAGTGTGGTCCATCGTCAAGCTCCACTTCCAGACCAGTTGTACTGATCTTCTTTTCGCACATTGCAATCCATGCATCAAACAGATCCGTGACTTCCATTTCTTTTTCTTCCTGCTTGATTGATAATTCCTTAAAATTTTCTAGAATCTTTTTATTCTCAATGCAAGCATCGGAATTTACGATTTCTGTAAGCACCGTATCCAACTTTGGAAGGTATTCCGAAAAATCATACTTCTCTATGTACGGCACCATGACATCGTTTATCTTTTTCTTCAGTGCCTTTTCCGCATCTCCCCATCTAAACGCTGATCCTATTGCCGATTCTATCGATTCCTTAAATTTCTTTTTGAGTATTTCCTTTACTTCTTCCTCGGAGAGACACTCCTGTGCCATTTTTAATAATTCTTCTTTCATTTTGTTCCTCCTTAATTCGAATTCAACAGCTGCTCTTCCAGAGAGTCCATGTCGTATTCTCTGCGCTCAAAGTTGTTTAGATTTCTGCTTACTGGCGGTTTTGCTGGCATTTTTTCCGTCTGCTCTTGGTTAAGATAAACATCGAAATTACTGCCGAACAGGGTTTTTGGTCTTAGATATATCCTCATATCCTTAATGCCGCGCTGTAATTCCTCTTTTGTCGGCTTTCTGCCCCACTCATGGTATTTTTTATCAATCACCGTCTTAAAGTCATCCAGAGTGTATCCTTCATTGAA